TTAATATCTACACGTGAGCGTAATAGTGGATCTATTTCACCCGCAGTAAAGTTAGTTTGAATGGTTACAAAACGAGCCATTAGTATCTCACATTAATTAATGAGAAATCTTGTATTGCGTTTACTGGTTGTCCTTGGCCATCAATATTCATAGCTTGTCTCATGTAGCCACCACGACCATTTTCTCCTGGTGTTCCAACTGCGACTGATTGCCAATATTGAGCTTTTTCTGTTTGATCTGTAATAGGCAAAGCAATATGCCAAGCTACTAAGTATTTAAGTAATTGAACAAAGTATGTAGGCATAAGTGACTCTGGCACTGAGTATTGATAATCGACCCATACTTCTTCATAATCAGTAAGGATTTTATCTCCCATAATTCTATATTCATTACGTACAGGAGAGCCTACCTCATTTGCATCGTACACCGCTCTTGGTGAACCTATGCGATCAGAAGGCATTTGATATTCGTATTTGTATTCGGTAACTGGTATAGTGACCAGTCTAGCACATTGGACTTTCTTAAATGAAAAAGACCAAGGATAAGTAATTAACGCTTGATCTCTAATGTCTGGATATAGTCGATCGCAGATGTTGGCTTCGTCTGTGCCTTCATTAAAAGCTGCAATAGGTTTTGCACCTAACATCAATAGTGAATCAGAACAAACTGATAATGCTGAATCTCCAGCTGCCATACTCTATCTCCAAATGTGAGAATAAGGTGAGTGCCTAAACACCCACCTTACCCAAGTTACATACTACTTACAACTCTAATTAATCTGAGTCTGTATCAGTTACAGCTAGACCATTAGTTACGTCTACTACTGTGCCACTGTTAGCATTTACATATACTAAATGACCAAGTACGTTTACTGTGTCGTATACATAAATTAAATCGCCAACTTTAAGTAAAGAAGCTGCGCTATTGAAATAGCCACTTGTGTTTACTGTAGCAATTGCGTCTGCGCTAGAGTATGTCCAGAGCTGTGGTGCATTACCAGCTTTAGATTGACCGCCAGCAGCAGATAAACCAGTTGATGAATAAGCCATGTTTTATTCTCCTTATTCGCGGCAAGTTAATTGAACAATACCTTCGGCATCGATCGTTGTTGCAGTCGCAGAGAAGATTGCATTCACGAGGAATGATGTCTTTTCTGGAATGTAATTGATCTCTGTCTTAGGTGCAATACCTTCAGCATAACCAACAGCGTCTTTATGGAACGCAAATACTGTTCTGTCTGAAGAACCATCAATTGCTAAGCCACCTTCTGAACGATCACCTAATACATGGAATGTGAAACCTAAGAATGTATTAAGTTCGCCAGCTACAAGAGCCTTAACTGTATTAAAGTCAGAAGAAGTTACTGCTGTTTCTGAAAGTAATGATGCTAAGTTGTTACCATGGATAACAATGTGACGACCTTCTGGTGGTACGTTGTTCTTGTCCAATAGACGTTTAGCTTCACGTAGTTTAGCTACGTTAAGGTTAGAGTCTGTTGTACCGATATCGTTACCAACAGTTAATGATGTACCTGATGCAGCAAGTGCGTCAAGAATCATTTGGTCTTGACGACGACCAATAGCGTTAGATACTAATTGCACTAACTCTTGTCTTTCGTCAAAGTTTACTTTTTGTTGCATGAAAATGTCTGAATACTCAGCTGCATTCCAGTCTGCTAAAGTAGCAGTTACTTGGCTCCAGCCAGCATTTAGAGGTGTTACGTCTGTTTGTGGAACTCTTAAAGTAGCAACACCTTTGCCTACTTTAGGAAATTTTACTACTGACCCTTCAACACCGCGTCTTTGGCGAACTGCACCAACTAACTTTGCCTTACCTTGGTAAGCCTGTTTAACTTCGGCATCAAAGAGGGTTACAAAAGCGCTTGATAATCCAATAGCCATGTTATTCTCCTAGAATTGATAAAAATAAAGTTTATCGCTTTGGTTAGCCAGACAAAACCTGGGCCAGTGCTTGCTATTTACGATAGCCAAACGACAAGACGACTTGTGTGAAGGGTTGCGAATGCAATGAGCCTTGTACGATTTTTAGCATATTCTGCAAATTTGTGCAAGTATTTTGTGTAAAAAGCAAAAAAAAGACCCACCGAAGTGGGTCAAACGCGAACTACGGAGTCTTACTGTGAACCAAAATTGGCTTCAAACATTCTTTCTACTTTCTTTCTAAAGCCTGGATCTGTTTGATATTTAGGGTCTCCTACCATAGCATATAGTTCTTCTTTAGATAAAGCACCTTCTACTGGCGCACTTTCTAAAGGAACTCTGCCTTCATAGGAAGCTCTAAGTTTTTCTAGTGCAGCGATACCTTTAGCAGTACCACCCATATACTTAAATTCCTCAAAGTCATCTTTACCCCAAATGCCTTTGTTTACTAAGCCACTTGCCCATTTAACCATGCCATTAATACGTGCATCTGCATTAGGACCTAGTGCTTTCTTTTCTTCTGCTAAATTAACAGAGCTTGTTTGCTGAGCTTCAAATCCCATCTCAACAACTTTACCTACTAGATTATCTAAAGCTGCTTGACTTACGCCATATTCCTTAGCCCAAGATAATACGTGATTACGTACTGGATCTTCTGCTGGGATATCTTTAAATGCGGCTACATCATAGTTACCATCTGCTGGTGCCTTATGTTTGCCTTGTGAGATTTGTTTTCTTAGATCGCCCCAAGATTTAGCCATTGCCTGTAAGTCTGGCTCTGCTTCATCTTTCTTCCAGAAGTTCTCTGGCCACCAATCTGGTCGTTCTAGTGGGCCATCATCATCTTCGTCTGCTGCTTCAAGATGTGATATTTCTGCTTTTTGTGGATTTGATTCTACTGCTTCTGTTTCAATTGATGCACTGTCGAGTAGGCCAGTTTCTTGAGATACTTCCTCATTACCACTAGGCTCGATGTTGTCGTCTATCATTACATTTTCCTTGCTCTAATTAACTTTGCTTCAATATCTCTCACTATACTATTTTGACCTTCGCGATAGTACGCATAACTTGAGTCGCTACCAGGCAAAGCAACTGGTTGCTCTAAAATTGTTTGACGTAACCACGCCAACAACTTCTGTCCATCTTCAGTACCAAAAACTCTTAATGCTAATCTATCTAAATCTTCTCTTGCTTGTGCTACATCTCTTACATCTAACGGAAGTGCTTGATCTAAATCTTCCCATCCAGCCATTATTCATCATCCTCAGGTTCTTTAAATGGAGATTTACCTAATTTCATTCTAGTAATTGCATGGTCGTATGCTTTTTTTACAATAGCATCTGTAGGTTTTTTCTTGTTCAATAAACGTGTAGTTTCTTTTTCAGATAGTGAAGGAACAATCAATGGAATCTCTACTTCTTTACCATTAATGTTTACACCAATACTTAACTCAGTAACAGTGTTTCCATCAACATCTTTTAACGGACCTTTCCAGCCAGTATATTTTTTGCCAGCACCGCCATGACGCATTCCATAATCTTCTAAATCATCCATTACATCATCCCTTTAGTTGCGGCTTCTACCATTCCAGGTACTGCTTCTGGATTTTGTTGTGCCATTTGTTGTGCAGCTTCTGACATTTGTTGAGCCATCATTTGTCTTTCTTCTTGAGTGTTACGTATCTTTTGTGGGATACCTAACTTCTCAGCAATGTAATCCATCATAGCATCTGTCTTTAATGTCATCTGTGCTTGTGGTCCAGCTTGCTGTACGATCTGTGCATATTGCAATACGTTCTGCACATCTTCCATACTTTGAGCCATAGCAAGTGGAGCTACTGCTGATACCTTAATCTCAAGTCCATTAACTTTAAGAGGAAGATCAATAAGACCACGTTGATCCATCACTCTTAGAATCTTAGTTACCAATGGTATCATTGTTTCATTAATAAGTCTACCGAAGGCTGACCCTAGGTTTTGTGATAATTCTTTCATACGTTCTACGACTTCTGTTGCAGAACGAGCTGACATATTATCTGGTGGTAATGACTCATCAAGTAAGATACGCTTAATGCTCATACGTAAATCATTCATAATAATTTGTGATACATTAAAGTCACCAGCACGAGCCAATGGTCTTAATGATTCACCTTGTGGACCACCATTACGTGCCACAGGAATAATAGCGCCAGGAATAATCTTAACTGTATTAGGATTCAATACGCCATCATCAGCAGCTGTATATACGCCAGCAATAGCAAGTGATGCATTCTTGAGTAATAACTCTAATGTTTTGTTAAGTGTTTTAATATCTGGCAATGCAGTAATTAATGGACCACGACCATAGATCTCACCAGCTACTTTTGCATAGCGTGATACAATCCATGGACTTTCTTCCATACGTCTATAAACTAATTCTTTCTTAGATTCTTTATGAATCACATGGTAGCAATAGTCACCACGTTTTTGATCTAAGACTGTAGCTTCAATAAACTCTAAATCTTCTGTTGGCTTTTGGTCAATCTTCTTTTGTAAGTCATCTGGTATATTTGCATCTGGCCACTGACGCATAATAGATTCACCTTTAAGACGCATACGTCTATACACATTGTCTACTTGACCATTAGCACCTTCTTCAAATGATACTAAGAATTGTGGTACAGGAATAAAGTTAAGTGGATTAACATCATCACCTGGTTGCACCATCATCACAGCAGTACCGACAGATAAATCAAGTAAGAACTCACCAATAGCAATATCAAAGTTTGATTGCTTCAGTGATGCAAATAGTTTATCTGAGTAAATATCTAGTGCTGCTTGTGCTTCTTCTTTACGATCTTCAGGAATATCTGGTCCTGGCTCAAGTCTGCACCATTTACGTTGTGGTGGGAATATGCCAGATTGCATGCGATTAGCAAATCGTTGTGTAGAGTTAATTGCTGTAGAATCAAATACACGATTCATTTTCTTTTGACCGCCTACTTTACCTTCGTAGTATCCGTCATAAAGATTACGTTGTGGCAACGCAAATTCATAACATTCTTCGTATAGACTTCTAAAGTCCTCTTTCTTAGTAAGAGCTTTATCGTGTCGTTTTAAAACATCCTCTGCGGATAATCTCATCATTTCTGCCATAATTAATCTTTCTTATTTTTATTTGCAAAGTTTCTTGCTGCTTCTTTACTGCCAAATCCCCAAGCTTTTAAAGCTAACTTTAATCTAGTAGGCCTACCCTTCTCATCAACTAACGGACCATCCATTCCACCAAAGCGAGCAGCAAAAGACACACGCCTAGGATTAGTACCGCTCTTGAGTGGTGCTTGTAGATTACCACCTTCTTTTCTTTCAAAGTGTTTTCTTCCAGCTTCATTTAGGCCACCTTTAGGATTTTGATATTTTTTTAATGTCATTATTCGTACCACTCTATTCTTAAATTAGCTGGATGTGCTTGTGAATTTACATTAGTAAATCTAAATAAATATGTTGTTAATGGTTTAAATACATATTCAAAACTATAACTTGCTGCGCCTCCACCTTTGTTACCAGCTGGAACAAACTCCGCAAATATTTCAGTACCAACAGCAGATACAGTTGGATCTAATACAGCCGCACCAGAGCTTGTAGTTAATAAATTACGATTGCGTCTATAAATAGTCATAGCAGTTCCACCGCTTGTTGTAGGGGCTTCATATAAATAAAACTCTGACTCTCCTGGACTTTCATATTGCAATGTCAAGTGTGGCGTAATACCAGCTGGAAAAGCTATAGCAATATTAATGCTTGATGCTGCTGGAAGTCCAGAAGCATAAGGATACATTTTATATACATAATATGCACGACCTTCATGTAAACGTAAATGATTTACATCTATGTAAGGAAATGGTTTGTCAGAACTAGCAATATAACTAACACCATCTTTATCTACATAAGCTGGATTAACATGTCGTGATTTAGTTGTATCTGACTCACGTAATATATTAATAGCCATTATTTCTTCTTAGGCTTCAT